ACTGCATAATCACTCCTAATGATAGATTCACATGGAGAATGATGAAATATGCAGTAACTACAAGAAATGATCCTATGATTCTACCAGCAGTGTCAATTTTCATCCGTGGCACTCCATAAACTCATCTAAAGTATATCCATCGTCAGTTGATGTTTCTTCGATCAATTCCTCTATGCTATATTGTTCCATTTCCTTTCGATATTCTTCTGGTGTTGGATCTTGCGGATCATAGTCATCATGGCAGAGATATTCCCATTCATGAACAAGTGCATCAATTAGTTGTTCTTTAGTATATTTCATATATCTTACTTAAGCGGCGCAGAGTTGTAGATACTTGCCGTTGCGTTGTGGTTTCTTTAACCAACCCCATGCAATTTGCTCTTTGACTACATCATATTCATCAATCGCAATTAACAATGATGTGCGAGAATTAGACTGAGTTGCAGTACCTCTACGGATCAATTCAATCTGATCGAATACTCCGATGAAGATTTCACCAAGTAACTTTGCATCGCCATTGAAAATGTCAAAGACATTGATATCTTCATTCAATCCATACTTAATGCCGATAAAGTCCATCTTCTCATCTTCTTTCTTTGTTGCATGAGTCGAACCCGTCCAACTATTCTTACCTGATGTTCCTTTGATCTCCCAGATTCTTCCATTGATAGTCACATCACCAGAAGAACTGCGATCCTTCTTAACATCGAAAGATGCACACTTTGCCAGTTGGCATGTTAACACAGACTCAAGGATTCGTCCCAAATATACAAACACTTCGTTGCGATCTTCTGCACCAAGTTCACGAAATGTGATGCAGTCATTATCAATAACCCCTAAATCTCTCTCTCGGTTGAGGTTACGCAGAATCGGACAAAATCCGATCTCCATGTTCAGTTCGCGGACAATCTCAGCAACGATGTAAGGATTGCTGAAATAATCGCGGATCTCAGTTGCTGTCATTTGAATCGATTTCTTTGACTCTTTTAATATACATGATTTTGGTGCCCGTGGGGAATATGGTGGACACTTCATTGAAGTGGCACACTACCGCTTGATAACTGAGATAGCGGGTTCACCCTGGTGAAAGACAGTATCAACAACCGCTTGCACTTTTCTGCTGGTAGTGATACCCACCTTGTCAAACACAGGAACAACAACTAAACCAAACTGCTTAGACTTGTCGCCCAATCTGATCACACGCCCAATCGTTTGACTGATACCGATGTAATCCATGTTACGCAAGAAAAGTACAGCCTCCAGTCCGTTGACGTTGATACCTTCACTCAAAATAGAGTGATGGATGACAACAAACTGTTTGCCTTTTGTCTTGCCCCAAGTGTTAAGAGTCTCGAAGAATGTCTCACGATCAACTTTCTTACCATCGATGATTGCACCAGTCTTCGATGTGATCATCATCCATGAATATCCGCGCTGATACAACTCAACACAGAAATCAGTTTGTGACACCAACCCAATGATCTGTTTGGTAGTACGAGCAGCGATCAAGATCTTATCAACATTCTGATCATCAATGCAACTAAGCATATACTCACTGTCACGATCATAACTGATACCTTTGTCTGCCATCTCCATTTTCTTCACTACAACTTTAGGAGGAAGAATGTATCCACCATCAACTAACTCAGGAGCAGGTACATTGCAAATGATGTTACCATAAACCTCAGGCATATTCATACCGGGTTTGAATATCGTGCTGCTGTACTTTGGTGTTGCAGTAAAGAAGAATGTACGTGCATCTGACTGCGACACGACTTCAGTCGGAGCAAAAAAGTTACGCTTGACACTGTTATGCGCTTCGTCAAAGTATGCCGTATTCACGACAATCCCACTGTCTACGATCTTTTGCAGACTGTTGTATGTTGTGAATATAAGTTTTTTTCCACGAGTAAACTTATCCCACAGTTTGATTTGCTTTGCTTTAGTTGTGCTGAAGTAATGTGTCTCACCACTATGAACATGCAGAACATTTACATTAGTGATGTGCTCAAGAAATTCGCTGCACAGTTGATCTGCCAACAAAATACGTGGAGCGACAACAACAACCGTTCCGTCTACAGCATCATCGAACGCAGACAATGTGTCCTGAATCATGCACATCGTCTTGCCACCACCCGTGGGGATGATAACAGTGCCTTTCTCATTGCACTGCATTGCCTCACACGCTCGCTGCTGATGTGGACGGAGTGAGAACATCAATGAATCGCCAATAGAGTTAATATACACGAAAAAGTGCCCACTTGCAAGTGTGGTGGACACTACATGTGCTGTCACACTAAAAAATTCTTTTCGTAATTAAGAAGATCTAATGGAGCAGGGATAATGTTATTTTCACATTCAATACTATTTTCCCAGAGAAATCCATTCTTACGATATAATTTAATACCTAGTTTCTTATATTTTAAGTTAGTTGGTACATAAACTTTATACTCAACACCATTATTTTCAGTCAACATACTCAATTCTTTATTTTCTTTCTTAGTGACTGTGATTGTGGAACATGACAACCAAAACAGATTTTCAAAGATTGTATAATCTTTGAGATAAACATCTGCATTGTCCATAATCATTCTACCGATGAATTGTGGAGACAAACAATGATCATGACACCTTTGTTTCGGTGAATTCTTTGCAGATTCACTGATCAATCCAGTATGATTAATTGTACTACAATCAAAAACAGGAATGTAATAAAGTCGGGTGATTGGACGAAAAAAGTCTTCATCACCCCAGTTTTTTTGACTTGCTCGCATGTGCAAAAATGCGGTTTCTGCGTATGCTCTCCAGTTCTTAGATTTTCTCATGCACCTTGATAGTATGCGTTACGATAGAGATATCCACCTGCCCAATCACAATTCTCCAACACAAACTCACGTTCTTCGATGATTAGCAGATTGAAACGCACACCCTTAGCAGGTGCTTTGTATGATGCTGCTTTGTATACTTCACCACTCTTCCTATCAATGAAAGCATGGACGGATTCAGTCTCACCATCCACACATTGCATCACTTTATGATACTTACGTCCAGAGATCAGTGCATAAGAATAGTTTCTACCATTTGGATGCTGACTTTGATAACTTGCCTGAAGAGCATCACATAGCATCAAAGAATACTTAGTGACGTTGAGTTGAATCGTGTTCTGTGCATCCTTCTGAGCAACGTAATCTTGAAAGGTAGCAGTCATGAGGTTTGAATCGTATGAACGTATTGTAGAGGCATCTAGATGCCTCTGAGTGCCTCTGTAGACACTATGCAGAGCGTCCACTCCATGCCTTCATGTTGTTGAAGTTTGCACGGGAGAATTCATAACGATTTACAAGTTTATAGACACCATATTCATTGCTACGAACATAACCTTCACCCTCACATTGTTTACCATCAATATATGTTTTCGCACCATCATTGCGACACATGAATAACATGTCATCTTTGATAGATTTAACTAAGAACCAGAAAGAGACAAGCATAGAATTGTCAAACGTTTCAGGAACCACGCTGATACCTTCGCGGATACACTTGTTCAGTTTGATGGTAAGTTCTGCTGCTTCCTTTTCATCCACGAAAGTTACTAACTGCGACATTTGTTTGGCGAAACCAACAATCTCATCAAAATCTTCATCGATCTCCCAGCACTTTGGTTGAACAAACTTACAAGTCTCAGTGTCAGGCATATTGAAATACTCCATAGGATGTGCAACAGCATCGCGCAGATCATTCTCACATTCATAGAAAGTATGTGGTGCGATGATGATATCTTGATTCACAATGTCGTCAAAGACATAAGTGAGTGTGTTAGGAGTGTAAGTATCATCCCCGCCAAAACCAATAAAGTCACCTTGGATGATGTAATCTGTATGAGGGATGTAATCAAAACAAGCATGGAGAATTTTAGCAACTTCGCCACTGTGGTTGTTGTCAATATCTTCATGCGATTCATTGATCTTGATCTTTACTTTGTTGAAGACTGATTTAGTGCCAACAAAAAAGTTTCCTGTCGCTGGATTCTTACCCCACACAATCGCTGGTGATCCGTCCATCTTGACAGAAAGATGGGATGGAGTCAAGAACCAGTCGAGAACGCTGAGATCGCCGCAAAGAATGGAGTCTTCTGGGTGCTGGAGGTGGGTGTTTTTCATGAGTATATACTAATCGCTCAAAAACGCGATTCCACCTCTTTTGTGCCAGTTTTTATATAGTCACACCCCTCAAAACTGCAATTTTAGCGTTTTTTATATAAAAATCCATTAAAAAAGGGGCGTTTCCGCCCCTACTGCCATCTTTATACTTTTTGTCGTTTCCTAAAATAATCACTCTCACACTGAAAATAGATTCGTGTTTGTATGAATTTTGGATCTCTATATTCTATTGTAATTGGCTTTTGGTTGTAAGGATTTCGATGGATTAGTATGTGATCGTATTTGTGAGGCGTCATAAAAACAAATAAGGCACCCCTATTTAGGGATGCCTTTAACGTGCTTTAAAGTTTATTAGAGTTTCCTCAACAAACCATACAAAGGTATGTATGTATTTTAGGAGTTACACTGTCATATCAGTATCAAATTCATTACATTCAACATTCATACCCATAATGTCACCTTGCTCATTCAAAAATTCATCAAGTGACTCACTATCTCGGTACATAAATTCTTCAATTTGAGAATTGTCAGTAAAAGTGGGGTTCATAATAAAAAAGAAATTGGGTGGTAGTTCCTATCGCCGCTGATCCTGAACTACCAAGGAGATCACCGCAGTTGAAAGGCGTCAGATGTTTGTCTCTGATCTTATTGTGTTTTGCCTCTCAACTCATTTAATATACATGAAACTGAGGTGTTGTGTCAACCTAGTGGACAGTTAATTGAACGTCCATACCCTCCAACCTATCCTTAACATGTTCTTCCCAAAACATAGCATCTTCAATTTTATAAAAGATTGCCTTATGACAGGCATAACCTTTCTTCTTTG